CGTCGGGTCATCCTCAAAGATTTCCTTTGTGCCCTTTTGTCGGTTTGGCAGCTTGTGCCTCGTTTTCAGCCGATGCACGTAGGACTGCGAACAGCCGAGGGCGGCGGCGATCTCCTGGTAGGAGTCGCCGCGCGCCCACAGCCGATGCAAAGTCGCCGCGCAGTAGTTCACTTCGCGTCCTTGCGGCATGTCAGTCCACCGCCAGTGGCATGATGACGCCCGTGTTATCGCCGCATCGCAGAATCACCGCAGACTGTGCGTCAACGGCTTCGACTTCGACTTCCGGCTCTGCCTCGCTGTCGATGCCGCCAAGCCACTGCTGGACGAACAACGGGTCAAGTTTCACCGTCGCCTTGTCACCGGCTTCCACCACGTCGCAAGTGACGCTGCTTTCGCCTTTCTCGGCGCTCTTGCCTTGCAGCCAGATGCCACCGTCCGAAAAGACGAACTGCACGCCTTTGCTTTCCTCGCTGGTGACGATGGCAGCGGCCCGAGTAGCCGCCAACAGATCCGCACGGCTGACCGTCGTGGCCTTGGCGTCACGTTCCGGCAGAGTGTCACGCCAGCGAGGGTAGCGACCGTCCAGCAGCCGAGCCGTGACGGTAGCGTTACCAACAGTGGCAACGATCTCGTTTTTGGTTGCCTCAAGCTGCACGCTGGCGTCACTGCACGCAGCTGCAAGCCGTGCGATGATCGCCATTGCACGAGCCGGCACAAGAGTCTGCGAATCGTCAACCGCAAGGTCGTGCTCGCAGTTCACGCACGACAGCCTTCGACCGTCAGTTGCAACAAATGTGACAACCTCGCCCTTAACTTCCACGAGCACCGCACCGAGAGCGTAGCGGCTTGACTCGTCGTCCACGGCGAACACCACGCCTTTGACGGCACGGCAGAACTGGTCAACCGGAAGCCGTGTGACGGGCTTCGCACCGTCCACGTTCCACGCTGGATACTCGCCAGCGTCCTCAGTTGGCAGCGTCCACTCGCCACGTCCTGCCTTGATGACGCACGACGTGTCGTCAGGCGTGATCGTGATCTCGTCGCCAGTGAAACTACCAAGGATGGCGGAAAGCCTGTCCTTCGGCAGAAGCAAACTGATGCCGGGGGGGGTGTTTTCCAACGTGACGTCGATACGCACGTCACCGTCACTCCCAGACAGAACCCCGCCCGATAGGAGCACGGATTGGTAGATCGGCCTCGGCGACCGTGTTGGCACCGCTTGGCCTACGGCTGAAAGCGCCGCCTTCAACTCCGATGCCGCGAGGCTTATGCCACTCGCCCGCTTCTTTCGTTCCTTTGTCATTGTCATCTTTCACATCCTTTTGAAGAGAACATCCCACCAACACGCCGAGGGCGAACATGCCCGCAGCAATGATTTGTCCAACGGCAAGCATGGCGAGGTTTTCGGTGGTCATGCGTTGCCGCCTTCCACGCTATCAACCGATGCAATCCGCTCGCCTATCCATCGCATGACAGGCACTGCCATTGAGTTGCCGAGTGCCTTGTATCGTGGCCCGTCTGCTGCTGGCTTGTTGCGGTAGGTGACGAGCGTGTAGTCGTCCGGGAAGCCTTGCAGCCGCTCGCACTCGCGCGGCGTTAGGCGACGCACTGACATGCCGTTGAAGACCGCGCCTATCTGGTCATGTGCATTTTCATGGCAGGCGGCTCTTAGGGTCTGATTGAGGGTCTGATTGAGGGTCTGATTGAGGGTCTGATTGAAACTGTCAAACGCTACCGGCTGCATCAAGCCAATCCCGCCAGCATTTTGGCTGACTTTGTAGCCTTCAGTTGTCATCGCAGGGGCTACCTGCGTTTCACGGATAGCGGTGAAGTTTTCTTCAAACACCATCACGCCTTGCTGGCGGTTGACTCCAGTTCGTATGGCTGGCGTGACATCAGTGCTTTCAAGCTCAAGGTGGCTTCCGTGATCGCGCGTGCGCTCACTGAACGCCACCACCGTCGTAGTGCTAGCTTCGCTCTGCCCTGGCGGCCTCGACCGCAGCGCGGTATGGCAATCGGTCTGGCTCGCACCTTTTTTGGATTGCGTGCCGTGAACGTCATAGGCCACCACCGTCGTCGCCCGAGTGTCGCCTTGGTCAAAGCAGCTCATCGTCGGGCTGACTTCGCCAGGCACCCATGTCTCGTCATCCGTGTTGCTTTGGGCTCGCTTGGCTTTGGTGTACGGAATGGCAAGGAATGTTTGCTGGTGCGTGCCTTGTAGGTTGAGGGCCGTAGTGCAATCCCCTAAGTCCCGAACTTCCTCGCGTTGATTCTGAGTGAACGCAACCGCGTGAAGGTTTTCAGCCTGTAGGGTTGTGCCCAACCCTACAGACGCATCGGGCGTGCTCATGTTTGACTTAAAAGCAACTGGCACGAGACTTGCGCCATCGCCATCGCCATCACTACTTGGCCCCTTGTAATCTCTGGCCTTGAGTGCGGGGGAGATAACAGTCACGAGCGTGTCCGCGTCATCTGCCGTTCTTCCAGGCCCGTTTGCGCCGCCGCCGTTAGAGCATCCTGCAATTGGGCCGGTAACTCTTTCCCCCGTTTTTCCGCGCGTCGGAGGATTCCCGAACACGCTTTCGCGCTCAAAAAGTACCGCTGCGGCACGACGCCAGTCTCCAGCGTGTGCGACAACGAACACACGGCGACGGCGCTGGGCGACTCCAAACCATTGAGCGTCAAGAACGCGGTAGGCGAACCCATACCCGAGTTCTGCCAACGCCCCGAGGAAGGTGCCAAAGTCCCGTCCCCCTGCCGACGACAAGACGCCGGGGACGTTTTCCCAGACCACCCAAGTGGGCCGCAAGACTCCAACAAGCTGAGTGAATCGGAGGGCCAAGTTTCCACGCGGGTCTTCCAATCCTTTTCGCAGCCCAGCGACGGAGAACGACTGACACGGAGTTCCTCCGACGAGAAGAGAAATCGGTCCTTCATGGTGCAGCTGCTCCTCCGTGAGTTTGGTCATGTCGCCGACGTTCTTCAGCTTCCATCGCTCGTCAACTACTGCGGACGGAAACGGCTCAATTTCAGAAGTCCATGCACACTCCCAGCCAAGTGGTTGCCAGGCGACATGAGCAGCACCGATGCCGTCACAGACGCTTGCGTACCTCATAGCCCCATCTCCGTCTTTTCGATGACCGCAGCCAGCTTCACGTTTCGCTCTAGCGAAGCCTTGAGCGCCGTCGCACCCGTCTCGAACAGCGTCCTGTCGTCGTCGCTGACGCCTTCGTCCCACGCTCGCTGCATCAGCGCTGCCACGACGTCGCGGGGCGAGCCGACGTAGAGCCACTCGGATTCGTAGTCGCCGTTAGCCTGTGCCAGCAGTTCACGGATGACCGTGGCGATTTCGGAGCAGTTCCTTGCCGTGTCGCCCTTGGCAAACGCAGCTTGGTAGTCAAGAAACGCCAAAGCCTGCTCGGCTGTTTCAATGGTTGCTTTCTTGGGCTTGCTCATGCGTCACCTCCGTGTCTAGAAAAGCCTGTGCATCACGCTGCTCGTGATACATCCGTGAGTTGCGGCCCAACCCGTGACAGTCACGGCGACGTCTGGAAAATCGTTTGCCAATTGCTCCGCCAAACGCTCAACAGATACGGGGCTTTCAAGCCGTAAGCGAATGATCAAGTCCATCTGTAGCACGTCGTAAAAACGATTCGTGACTGCCTCGAAGACGCACTTAACGGTCATTACGTCTTGAGCGATCTCGCAGATGCCTTTGAACTCGTTCGTCTCATATCTCCACCGCTGCTGCTTCTCCAGCGTCAACACATGGGCCGGAATGTCCGAACAAAGTTCGCTGCTGTTTTCCACCTGTTTCCCTCACGATCTGAAGAAGTTGATGAAACCCGTACCGCACCACGCCTGATCCGTCGCACGTATCGACACCAAGCCCACTCATGTACTCAAACCGCTTGATCTGATTCACTCGCCCGCAATGAACGTGCAGGCCAAAAACCTGCGCCGTCTTGATTAGGTCCGCACACGCCGACGACTCTTTCCACGGATCGACGCCGCCGATGAACACGGCTGGCGTCTCGGCCCACGGAATATCCAAATCCTCCGCACCGTCTTGGAGCACAAGGCACAGGTCAAACCCGCACGCGAACCTGTCCCGGTGCCGCCATATCTCAAGCGTTCTCCGCATGTTTCCAACGATGTCGGGACAGGTGACGAACAGGCATTGCCCCTTCGCGTCTGCATTCCGTTTTTGCATGCGTCCGAAAGCAGGACCGTCAAAACTGGTGAAAGCTGAGTTGTCCATCGCAAAGCATCCGCCCCAATTGCTGCGGCTGTGGACCGGGCAAATCAATTGACCGGCGACAAAGTCTGGGTGCTCGGCAACCAGCTTGCTGACCTGCGGCGGATTTGTGTCGATCAAAAACTTCATCGCTGTTTCGTCAGGTACTTGATTTGGTTTCGGTCGTGCATCGCACGGCATCTCGGGTCTCGGTATCGAGCCGCCATGTACTCACGGTGTGCGGCCCATTGCTCTGGCGTGCAATCTGCCTTCTTGCGGCGGATGCACTTGGCAACAACGCCACGACTGCGAGCCAACGCAACACGCTCATCAAACGTCATGTGTCACCTCGCACCTTTCACGGAGCCGCGAGCAATCGCATCGACGGCGTGGCCCAGCGAGTCGAAAACTCCACGGCAGTGAACTCGAAGCCAGGGGCTAATCGTCGGAGCGCGTGCGTGCGTTGCAAAGCCAAACACCTTTGTGCCAATTGACCAGGCGTAGGCAATTTCCATTGCCGTGCCCCAACTAGGAGCGTTGACGTTGGCAAGCACTACGTCGCAAGACTCAATGTCGATCTTGTCAAGCGTGACGATGTCATGCACGAATCCATCCTCTGTGCCTCGATAGTCACGACGCATCGGGTCAATCACTTCACACCCAGCTAGGTGCAGCACAACTTTTGCTGTGTGCCTCCATTCCTTGCACTCAGCGTCAGTGCAACCGTTGATCGGGCCAGCGAGATAAACAGCGATTGCGTCACTCATGCGTCACCTCCAATCACGCGGATGGTGCGAGCCTCGCCGTCCTGCCAAGTGATCCAGCCCTTACGCCGCATGGGCCGCAAATGGCACATGACGCCGTTGACGGTCCACTTGAACGCCTCGCCAATCTGACGAATCGTCGGGCTGTAGCCGTGGACGTTGATGTAGCCGCTGATCCACGCCAGCACTTCCAATTGGCGTGGCGTTAGGGGCTGGCGTTCTGTTGCCGTGGTCATGCGAGTGCCTCCTTGCTGGCTTCAAACTTTCTACGGGTACGTGCAAGCGCCTCGGCGGCTTCTCCGGTCCATTCCTTCGGTGGAGGTGCTGCGTCAGCGAAATCTGCGGCCCGACCGGTCTGCCGTTTCGGGTTGTCCCACTTGCCGCCGAGGACGTCGTCAACGAAACCAGGCTTGCAAAACTGGTTGAGCGTCACCGGGTCTTTGAAATACCGGCACTTCGGTAGGTGCGAGATCGCCTTGAAAGCCAGGTCAAGCCACTCCGCATCGCCCAAAGCAGCCAAAACGGTCGCTGACGGGCGTGAAGACCGCCATTTCGAGCCAGTTCCAGCGTTCCACGCCTGACGTAGCCTCGGCCATTCCTGCTCCGCTGCGCAGCCGTTCGCGGAAGAAGAAGTACCCTTCATGGACATGGACATGGGAGCATCTGCACTAGCAATGCTCGGGCATATGCGTTCGCATTGCTCGGGCATGTCCGGTGGCTTGTCTGGCTCGGTTAAAGCACCGCCTGGCACGTCGGACGAGGCCCATCGAGTGGAGGCAGACTGACGAGCCCGCTCGCTCCGTTCGTGGGACTTTGACCGTTCGTGCTCTAGGCGGATATTCCGGCGTTTGCCGTCCTTCCACTTTGGGAACTTCTGTGACACCAAGTCCCAGCATCGACCGACGCCGGGGGATATCAGTTCGAGACGCACCGGATCGTCTGGGAGCCCTTCTTGCTCCCATTGGATCGCCAGCAGCGTGATGTAGTGACCACGTTCCTCGGCTGTCCAGCCGCCAGTAGCGGTGAGGAAGTCACGGCCAAAGAAGGCGAACCAAGAAGACATTACTTCGCCTCAATGAGTAAGTGCTGCGGCGTCACGCTGTCATCGCGCAAAGAGGAAAATAATTCCGCCAAGGTAGGAGCACGAAGCTCTGGAATGTCTTCGCTTACCTCGCCATTGCTTTCAGCCGTGAGCCACAAATCATCAAGCACGGACTCTGGCATCGTTGTTTTGCAATGACACAGGACATCAATCGGTATCAGCTGCGTCCACTTGACATGCGAATGCAGGGAACCGCATGACATTCGGACTTCAAAGCAGTGAGAGTCAAATTCCTGGCCGATGTCAGCCGTGCAAAGAAACCTTATGTCCCACTCAACTTTGCTGTAGCGACATGCAGAGTGACAGAGCGGGCAATGCTCAAATGTGTATGCAATTAGTTCCAAGCACCCACACAGAACAGCGCCAGATGTAAGCGTGCTTTGGTGCTTATTGAAAAGAGGCTTGAGACTGACGATGTGGCTAGACTCAAAAGACGCTGCCTTCTCGCGTGATTCCATTTTGAACCACTCAATGCGGTCAACTAGGTGCCACCACCACTTGTCTCGGCCGTGTTGATTCATCCTGTCAGATGGCGTGTCGCTGATGCCGACGTACAGCAACTTGTCTGCTGGAGCCATGCAGTGGAACGCCTTGTAGAGCCAGCATTCACTCATCACACGCACCTCCATTCCCTCTCGCCCCTGCCACTCGCACTCATCACGACTCGTCCCGTCTCAACAATCCTGCCAGCCCGTGCAAGCTCGCCGAGTCGCTTGTTGACTTGGTGCCCAAGCAACCCGCACCGTGCCGCGATGCCTGACGCCCCAGCCGGCCCATGCGAGAGCGCGTCAAGGATCGCCGCGTGGTGCTCGCCTGCGAACGTCTTGACGCTTGCGGCTGCGGCCTTGCTCGTCACCGGATCGGTGCGGCGAAACAGCGGCAGCGTGTCCTCGATGTCGGGCGTCATGTAGTGGGGGCGGGTCATCCTTGATCCTTTCGTCCGTGTGTTTTGGCCGCGTGTCGTGCGGCATCCCGGTCGCTTTACCCGTGGAGTCGGGCTGCGGCAGCACTGATACGCGCCTCTGAAGTGCTTGGCGGCCAACGCTGCTCCGATGCAAGCAGCTGCGGCAATGGCGTGCCGGTCTGTCTCAGAATTCACCGCCGTATTTGGCTCTCATCCGGTCGCTGTATTCGTCCTCACGGCCCGCCCTGAACGCCGCTCGCGCGTGCTGGTTGCCGGGCTTGACCACCAGCGGTGGTCTGGCCGGCTCGTCAAGCACCTTGCCCATGTCCGTTTCCACTGTGATCGGCTCGGCCTGGTCTTCGCGGGCCAGCCTCGCCTTCATCTCCTCAACGGTTTCAAAGTCTTTGCGGAAAGTGCTCATGCGGGCACCTCTTCCTTGCTCATCAGGATTTCAACCTTGCCCATCAACAGCTTTGTGAGTTCTGCGAACTCGTCGTCAGTGATCTCGCCGGCGTCGTGGTACGTGTCCAGTTTCGTTCGCAAGGACTCGCAGGCCGGGATGGTGTTTGCGGCGCTGATCGCCAGGCGTCCAGCCTCGGCCCGAGTCCGCTGCGGTTCCTGCTTCACCTTGGGCGAGAGCACGACCTTCGCCGGTCGCGGCTCGTCGTCAAACTTGCAACGCACCACGACAGGCTCAGACGCCACGATTGGCGTCGGGTAGTCCTGGGCTTCCTCTGCGGTGATCAAGCCCCGCAAAGCGTCAGCGAAAGCGTTACGGAGGGCGAAGCCACGAGCACGCAGTGCCAACATCCTTTCGGGGTACTGGCTCCACGGCCCGCTCTTGCCAGCTAGGCCGGCACGCTTGGCGTCCGCCATGCTGAACCGGCTGACGGTCGGTGCCGGGTAGCCTCGACGCTTGGCCTCGCAGACAGCCGTGAGGTTGTCGCCCTGGCCCTCGGTGTATTCCTTCACGTACTCGCAGACAGCCGAGGACTGCACCAAGGCAAGAGCGGCGTCGCCCCAAATCGTCGGCCTGCCGTTGATGACCGCGATGCTCTGAAGCGACTGCATCGGCGAGAGTCCGACCTCGCTGCCGTGCTGGATCGCCAGCATGCACGACTCGGGCTTGCCTTTGAAGTCCTTGGGGGCGAACTCTGACGCCGCCACCATCTTGGAGAAGCGGAAGGCGTCATCGAACGATTGAAGTGCCAGCCCTGTGCTGGCTCTGTGTGTGCTGATCTCCGTGCTCATCCTTCGTGTCCTTTCGTGTAAAAAATGCCCGGCTCTGCGTCATGCTCACCGGGTGGTCAAGTGCGTCCCTGCTGCTCCGGTTCCACCGGCTCCTTTCCGCTCGCTGCGTCCTGCTGGCGAGCGTTTCCTAAAACCTGATGTCCTTCACCGGCACCCTGACCCAAGCGTGGTCCACGTTGACCACGACGCAGTTGTCATCCTCCGAGAACCACTCGATGTGGCCGCTCCACTGCTTGCCAGCA